AACTTATACTCACTCGGAAATAAACGACAGTATTGGTTCCCCAATAGATCCTCCTGCAGGAAGAACGTTACCTGTCGGAATAGGAAATGTGAGTACGGAAATTATTAATTTCATTTCTGGTCTTAATCTTTAAAGTCTTCATAAATAGATAAAAAACTCATAAAATGGCAGCAATTATAACTGATCAATTAAGAATTTTAAATGCAAAGAGTTTTGTCTCTGTTGCAACTTCTAGTGCCAATTCATTTTATGCTTTTGTAGGACTTACAAATGCTACTGATTATGATTCAAACTGGAACATAAATCCACCTGCTCCTAAAGATTGTTTTGATGAAGAAAACGGTTATTGGGATAATATGATTGCTTTAAAAAAAATTAAAGCGGATGATGTTAAACAAGTTGTTCGAAAAGTTACTTGGTCATCTGGAACGACTTATGATATGTATCGCCATGATATTAGTAGAACAAATACATCAAAACCATCTGGAGCAACAAGTTTATATTCAGCAAATTATTATGTACTAAACAAAGATTATAAAGTTTACATTTGTCTTCAAAATGGAACTGATCCTGAAACTCCAGAGGGAAGACCATCATTAGATGAACCAACATTTACTGACTTAGAACCAAAGGCTGCTGGAACTTCTGGTGATGGATATATTTGGAAATATCTGTACACTATCAATCCTAGTGATATCGTAAAATTTGATTCTGTAAACTTTATGCCTGTTCCCAAAGATTGGGAAAGTAACTCTGATAATGCTTCAATTAGACTTAATGCCGCATCCAGTGGACAATTAAAAATTGTAACAATTACAAATCGCGGCGTTGGATTAGGAACTGCAAATAGAACTTATACAAGAGTTCCTATAAAAGGTGATGGAATTGGTGCAGAAGCAACAATTATTGTTAATAATGATTCAAAAATAGAATCTGTCACTGTATCAAATGGTGGATCTGGATATACTTATGGGACCGTAGATTTGGTTGCAGGAAATGCTCCTACAGGAAGTACAGCACCAGCATTTAATATTATTATTCCCCCTCAAGGCGGACATGGTGCAGATATTTATCGTGAATTAGGTGCCTTTAATGTATTAATTTATTCAAGAATTGAAAATGATACACAAAATCCAGATTTTATTACGGGAAATCAAATTGCAAGAGCTGGAATAATTCAAAATCCACAATCTTACAATGCAACTTCTATTTTATCATTGGAAAAAGCTAGTGCATTAAATGCCTTGAAATTAACTGGAGCAGGTTATAGTTCGGCAGTTTTTACTCCAAACAGTTTAATTACACAAACAATTGGTATTGGATCTACTGCAGTTGGTAGAGTTGTTTCTTATGACCAAAATACTGGTGTTTTAAAATATTGGCAAGATAGAAATTTAGTTGGATTTAATACTAATGGCACACAAAATACCTCTCCAACTTATGGATTCAACTTATTGCCATTTACAAAATCTATTGGATCTGGCGGAAGTTTAAATATAATTGGTGGATCTGTTAGTTTATCAATTGATACAAATTTTACAGGTGTATCTACAGTAATAAATAGTAGGACATATTACCTTGGACAGTCTTTTGTTGGAGGAGTGGCAAATCCAGAAGTACAACCAAATTCTGGAAAAATAATATATGTTGATAATAGACCATCAATTACAAGGTCAATTAATCAAAAAGAAGATATTAAAGTTATTTTGCAATTTTAAAAAACCATGCCCCAGGAAACTAACCTCAACGTATCTCCATATTTTGATGATTTTGATGCAAATAAAAACTTTTACAAAGTTTTATTCAAACCTGGATATCCTGTTCAGTCACGAGAACTGACGACTTTACAATCAATCCTACAAAATCAAGTTGAACAATTTGGAAATCATATTTTTCAAGAGGGGTCTCCTGTTATTGATGGGCAGATTAGTAATGATAGTCCTTTCCCTGCTATTCAAATTGAAGATCAATTTAATGGTGCTCCAGTATCAGTTTATTTTGAGCAACTTTTAGGTAAAAAAATTAGAGGCGCTACTAGTAATGTAGTAGCAATTGTTCAATACTTATTAGACAAAACAGATTCAGATAGAAAAAATTATACCTTATATTTAAATTATGTTCAAAGTGGTGGAGATGATTTTACCACAAGAACTTTTGCTGATGGTGAAACACTTTTATTAGAAGAACCATTAACGTATGGTAATTTTACCATACAAACTGGACAAGGAGTTTGCAATACTATTGCAACAAATGCATCAACAAGTGGATCATCAGTAGCAGTTAAAGATGGAATTTATTTTGTTAGAGGATATTTTGCCAAGGTAGAATCGCAAAGAATTCTTCTTGATCAATATGCAACAAATCCATCTTATAAAGTTGGTCTTCAAATAGTTGAGCAAATTGTAACTGCTGATGAAGATGAAACTTTATTCGATAATGCACAAGGATTTTCAAATTATTCTGCTCCTGGTGCAGATAGATTTCAAGTTATTTTAGAACTAACAAAAAAATCTTTAGATGATACGGATACTGGAAACTTTATTGAATTACTTAGATTAGTACAAGGAGTTCCTCAATATTTTTCTAAGAAGTCCGAATATAGTTTAATCAGAGATGAACTGGCAAGAAGAACTGCAGATCAATCTGGTGATTTTTATGTAAAACCATTTACTCTTTTTGCTAGAGATAGTTTAAATGATAGATTAATAAACACTACAGGTGTATATTATGATGATCAAACTACAATAGAAGGAAATACACCTTCAGATGATATGATGGTGTATCAAATTGGTCCAGGAAAGGCGTATGTAAGTGGTTACGATGTAGAAACAATCGCACCAAAACTTTTAGATGTTGATAAAGCAAGAACAACAAATACTCTTTCAAATCAAGTTATTTCATATAATGCAGGAAAACTAGTTAATGTAAATAATTCATTTGGATCTGCCACGATTGGAATTGGAACAACTGCAGTAGTCAGTTTAATGGATTCTCGTCTTGGATCTTCCAAATGGGTTGCTGCAGGAACAACCATTGGATATGCAAGAGTATATGATTTTATACCAGAAAGTAATTACGTTGATCAAACCAGTAGATTAAATTTAAGACTATATGATATTCAAACATTTACAGTTATTGGATTAACAACATCAATTACTCAAACTACTCCTGCGTTTATTAAAGGAACAAGAAGTAAAGCAAGTGGTTATTTAAAAGATAACGTTTCTTCTGGAAGTTCTTTAACTCTTTATCAAGTATCTGGAACTTTCTTAGCAAATGAACCAATTACAATTAATGGAATTGATAATGGAAGATTAATTAATTCCATTGTTGATTATTCTATTGGTGATGTAAAGTCTGTCTATTCTAAAATTGGTGTTTCAACTTTTAATGCAGATTTAATTCTCAATAATGCTTTTTATATTGCACCAACAGGAACGCAATTTAATATTACTGGAGCATCTGGAGGAATTAGTACAGTTTCTTCTGGTTTAGGTACAAACTTTGTTAATAAAATTTCATCTGGAGATATTATTTCATATTCAAATCCAACTTTAGGTGGGAATGTTGTATATAATAAAGTTGAAACTGTAAGTGCCGGTGGAACCAACTTTACAATTTCAGCACTTACTACTGTTAATGGTGTTTGTGCAGGAAATTTACCAACAACAACTTCAACTGTAGTTGATGTATTCAGATTATCTTCAACATTAAATTCAAAAGATTCATCATTACTGACAAAATTACCAAGAGAAAATGTTTCTTCAATTGATTTATCTAATAATCAAATTATCGAAAGAAGACTTTTTGCAAATCAATCATTCTCTGGAAATTCAATAACAGTTACCGTTACAGATCCAGATATTATTTTTGAATCATTTGATGAAGATAGATTTGTAATTACTTATTCTGATGGTTCTGTAGAACCTATGAGAAGTGATAAGTATAGTCTTGACACTACAGGAAAACAATTAACATTCAACGGATTAACTAAAGGAAGTGGAACCGCTGATGTTATTGCAACTGTCAAAAACTTAAAACCAGATTCAAAAATTAAAAAATTAAACAGAGCAAATAGTATAATAGTAAATTATTCAAAATATTCTTCTTCTGGTATTGGAACAACTACATTAAATGATGGATTAACCTATAGTCAAGTTTATGGTGTTAGAGTTCAAGATGATGAAATTTGTTTAAATTATCCTGATGTTCTTAGAGTTCTTGCAGTATATGAATCTTCAAATTCAAGTGACCCATCTTTACCATCAATTCAACTAGGATCATTTACTGGACCTACAAATAATAATACTGATTTTAAAATTGGAGAAAATATTTTAGGAAAAACTTCAGGTGCTATAGCAGTAGTTATTAATAAAATTGATACTGATAAACTTGAATTTGTTTATTTAAATGGATCTCAATTTACATTAAACGAAACTATAGTTGGAAAAGAATCAACAACAACTGCAGTCATTTTAGCAAAAACTTTAGAAAGTAATAATATCACTCAAAATTTTGTTTTTGATAATGGGCAGAAAGAAACATTTTATGATTATTCTAGAATAGTAAGAAAAAAAGGATTTGCTGAACCTAAAGGAAAATTAAAAATTGTTTTCCAAAATTATACAATAGATTCAACTGATACTGGAGAGTTTATAACAATTAATAGTTATGCTCAAAATTCTTATAAAAATGATATTCCAGTACTTAATAATACAAGATTGTCCGACTTTATTGATGTTAGACCAAGAGTTGCACCATATTCATTGACAACAAGATCTCCATTTGAATTTAATTCAAGA